TGGCAACATCAGGAACCACAGCATTCGATTTACAGATCGATGATATTATTGAGGAAGCATATGAACGATGTGGTATGCGAACCAATAGTGGTAATGATATAAGAAGTGCCAGAAGAAGTTTAAATCTTTTATTTGCTGAATGGGGTAACAGAGGTATTCACCTTTGGAAAGTTCAACTCAATGAACAAGCCTTAACTGCAGGAACTGCAACTTATAATACTCCAACAGACGTTAATGATGTATTAGAAGCATATATTTCAACAACTGCAGCTGCAGGAGATAATTCATCTACTAACGATATTTCACTTACAAAAATTGATAGATCAGCATATGCAGCTTTACCAAATAAATTAGCAACTGGACAACCTTCACAATATTATGTGAACAGACAAACAACACCTACGATTAGTTTATACTTAGCGCCAGATGCAACAACGTATACAACTTTAAAATATTATACAATTAACAGAATAGAAGATGCAGGTGCATTTACTAATACTGCAGATGTTGCTTACAGATTTTTACCATGTATGTGTGCAGGATTAGCTTATTACTTATCTCAAAAAAACGCACCAGATAGAATACAACTTTTAAAACAATTATATGAGGATGAGTTATTAAGAGCATTAAATGAAGATGGTTCAAGAACTTCTGTTTATATATCACCTCAAACTTATTTTGGAGATGGTGTGTAATGTCTTATGCAAGAGGTAAAAAATCACAAGCTATATCTGATAGATCAGGACAAGCATTCCCATATACAGAAATGGTCAAAGAGTGGAATGGTTCTATAGTACATATATCTGAGTATGAACCAAAGCATCCACAACTGGATCCACCATATCATAAAGCAGATGCAATAGCTTTAAAAAATCCAAGATCACAAAAATTTCAACAACCTACTTTAGTAGCAGGTTTATTTGCAGATTCTGGAGGAGCATCAGTTGGTGTTGCTGATTTAGAATTACCTGGAGATTTTGCATTTAATAATCAAGGAACCTCTGCTATGATTCCTGCAGACCCATCTTTACAAAACAGAAGAAGACAGTTATCTATTCAAATTAAATCCGTAACCGTGAGTATTACATAATGGCTATATCACATTCAGATTTTTTAACACAGGTAAGAAACTATACAGAAGTGGATAGCAATGTATTATCTGATACCTTAATTGATCAATTTATTAGAAATACAGAACTAGATATTGCAGGACAAGTTGATTATGATGATACTAGAAAATACGCTACCTCTTCGTTTACAGCTAATAAAAGATATTTAGTTACTCCTGCAGATTTTTTAATTATTAGATCATTGCAAGTATTTGCTGATGCAACAATTACTAGTGATAGAGAATTCATGGAAAAAAGAGATACAAGTTTTATATCAGAATACAATAGCACAGGTGCTACAGGTAAACCTAAATATTATGCGAATTGGGATGATGCAACTATTGTTGTTGCACCTACTCCAGACATTGCATATGGGGTACAATTAAATTATATCGTAACACCCCCTCATTTTGACAGCAGCACTGCTACCTATTTATCACAATATCAAGAATCTATGTTATTACATGGAGTTTTAACAGAAGCATTTTCTTATTTAAAAGGACCCTTAGATATGTACAACCTGTATAAAACAAAGTATAATGAAGAAATACAAGCTTTTGCTATTCAACAAATGGGTAGAAGAAGAAGAGCAGAATTCGATGATGGCGTTCCAAGAATTAAAGTTTCGTCACCATCACCAAACAGTTAAAGGAGATTAAAATGGCTATAACAACAAACGCAATTTGTAATTCATTCAAAAAAGAATTACTACAAGGAAAACATGATTTTGATGCTGCATCAGATACATATAAACTAGCGATGTACACTTCAGTTGCAACTTTAGGTGCATCAACTGAAAACTACACTACTTCAAACGAAGTCGCTTCATCTGGTTACACAGCAGGTGGTAAAGCACTTGTTAACCAAGGAGTAAAGGTTTCATCTGGTGTTGCAATCACAGATTTTTCTGATTTATCATTTACAGGTGTTACATTAACAGCAAGAGGAGCTTTAATTTATAATACAACAACTGATGGTGGTACAGGTACTACTGATGCAGTTGCAGTATTAGATTTTGGTGGAGACAAAACAGCGACAGCTGGTACATTTACTATTCAGTTCCCTGCATTTACAACATCTGCTGCAATATTAAGAATTAGTTAAGGAGATTAAATGGCGCTTGTGCTCAACGACAGAGTTAAAGAGACAAGCACCACTACAGGGACTGGTACGCTAGATCTCGGTGGTGCTGTACAAGATTTTGAAGGATTTGTCTCTGGTATCGGAACAGGTAATACTACTTACTACGCAATAGTTAATTCTGGAACAGGCGAGTGGGAAGTAGGACTTGGAACAGTTACCGATGCTGCAACAGATACTTTGTCTAGAGATACTATTTTATCGAGTTCAAATTCAGATAGCGCGGTAAACTTTACAGCAGGTTCAAAAGATGTATTTTGTACTCAACCTGCAGGTAAATCAGTTTATTTGGATGCGGATGGAAACCCTGTTGGAGCAGCAAGTGAAGGATTTGCAGTTGCAATGGCAATAGCGTTATAGGAGAATTATGGCACAAAACTTTAGAAGATATTTAAACCAACAAATAGGAACCTCTGATGTTGATGTACTTGGTGGTGCAGTAGATTCATTTGATTGTTTAATTTCAATTCGATTAGCTAATATTGTAGCAACAACTGTTAATGTAGATGTCTATATTAAAAACTCTACGTTAGATTATTACTTAATTAAATCAGTTCCGATTATTTCAGGAGGTTCGTTAGAATTGATTGATGGCGGATCTAAAATTGTACTTCAATCAGGAGATCAACTTTATGTGGTTTCTGATACAGCATCATCTATTGATTGCGTTGTCGGAGCCGTAGACACAATTAGTTCATAGGAGGATTAGATGGCATATTTAGGAAATTCACCAAAAACAAATCTAATCACCATGAACTCTGAACAGTTTTCTGGAGATGGAACTACTACTAATTTTACATTAGCCCAAACCGTAACTTTAGCTGCAGAGATAGAAGTTTTTGTCGGAAACGTGAGACAAGATCCATTTTCAGCGTACACTGTTTCGGGACAAACTTTAAGTTTTACATCTGCCCCTGCATCGGGAACCAATAATATTTATGTAGTATTCCAAGGAAAATCAGTAGGTGAAACTACAGCAGGTGCAAACTCAATTGAATACGGAATGATTAAAGCAATAAATGGTGGCTATGAAAACAAAGCAACGATATCATCAAACATCACAGTCGATGCTGCGGATAATATGATGGTAGTAGGCCCTGCTTCTTTCACAGGCACAGTAACAGTTAACGGAACATTAACGGTAGTATAATGAGTAAATTATTTGTAGACGAAATAGTACATCAAAGTTCACAAGGTTCTGGTACCATTACACTTGGTGCTAGTGGAGAAACTATTAATATTCCTTCAGGCGTTACATTAACTAATAATGGTACACAAACAGGATTAACATTATCAGATAATATTTTATTTAATACAGCATCCAAAGGAATTTATTTAGGTGTAACATCTGCTACCGCTTCTAACTTATTAGACGATTACGAAGAAGGAACTTGGACACCTCAATATGATAACAACAGTGATAATCTAGCTGTAACTTATGATATACAACTTGGTACTTATAGAAAAATAGGTTCTGTTGTTTTTATATCTGGTACGTTAAGAACTAGTTCTGTAACTAGGTCTGGAGTTTGGATAAAAATAGATAATTTACCTTTTGCAATAACTACTTCTGCTACTGATAGTGAAATTGGTGGATTAAATATACATGAAGCTACCGCTTTTGATACTGACCATCCATTTACTGGACTTTGTAAGGTTAGTGTTGCTGGTTTTATTTTAAATTATAGAAGTAGTGCAAATGGAAATACAATTTTTTTACAAGATGGAGATATGGCAACAGGAACTACCTCAAATAAAACTGCTTTTTCAGGATTTTATTTTACAGATGCTTAACAACAAAGGAGACAAACTATGGCAATAACTAAAGAAACAGTAATCGGAAAAGTAGAAGTGGTAGGAACATATAAAGCTGTGCAAGTTGCTATGGACACTTTGATTAAAGAAGATGGTAATTTAATTTCACAAACAAGACACAGACATGTGCTTCACCCAGATTCAGATATTTCTAATGAACCCCAAGAAGTACAAAACATTTGCAACACAGCTTGGACACAAGAAGTTAAAGATGCTTGGATTGCATTTAAAGCTGCTCAAGAAGCTGAATTAGGATAATAAGATGGGAACAATTAAAACAACAAACATAGAAACAATCACAGGCTCGGGAACCTTGACCCTTGGTCAATCAGGCGAGACGATTAGTATTCCTAGTGGTGCTACTTTTTCAGCAACAGCGGGAACCATGTCAGGTCAAAACTATCCAGCTTTTAGAGCATATGTAAATGGAACCACAACTATTTCAGATAATGTTTTTACCAAAATTCAATTTAATACCGAAGTATATGATACCGACAATACTTACGATCCAACAACAAATTATAGATTTACACCTAATGTTGCTGGTAAGTATTTTGTCTATTCTTCTCTTATAGTAGAGAGTGATACAACAAGAAGAATTGAATATGTATGGTATACAATTTATAAAAATGGAAATGAAATATATAGAGTAAACCCAGTATATTCAGCAGATAATATATCTTGGTCAACCACAGGTGTTATTGCAAATACTGTAGAAATGAATGGAACAACTGATTATTTAGAAATGTATGTATTAGGTAAGGTATTTTCTGGTAGTCCAAAATATTTAGGTAATGTGACTTCATATTCAACTTTTGGAGCATACAGGATAGGAGCATAAGATGGCAGGAATATTAAAAGTAGATAAATACCAGGACTTCAACGGCAATGACATCATGACGTCTGATGGCAGTGGCACGATTACCATGCCAAATGGAATTATTTCAGGTCAAAACTATCCAGCTTTTCAAGCATATTTAAATTCTGAACAAACAGTAACAGATAACACGATCACAAAAGTACAAATTGATACAGAAGATTTTGACACTAACAACATGTATGACAGTTCTACTAACTACAGATTTACACCAACAGTAGCAGGTAAATATCTTGTCTATGGTTCTATTGAATTTGATACAAGTGAAGCCACTAACAGTGCGATAGATACTGTTGATGTTTACATATATAAAAATGCTAGTATTTATGTTCAATCTAAAGACCACTTTTTAAGTAATCCTGTAAGAATGGCTTATGTAGAAACTTCAGCAATAATAGATTTTAATGGTTCAACAGATTATGTAGAACTATTTGGAAGAAATAATGTTAATACTGGTACACCTATATTTGAAGCCTATGGTGCTTGGAAAAGAGCAACTAAATTCGGTGCATACAGGATAGGAGCATAGATTATGGCATTAAGTAAAGTAGATTTAGCAAACCAAGTAGAGAACCAGTTACCACAGAATCTGGTTGCAAATAACTTGCCATTCAGAAACATCATCATCAATGGTGATATGAGTATTGCTCAAAGAGGAACTTCTGAAGCAAGTGTTGGTAATTCTTTTACTTATTTTACAGTAGATAGATTTAAATTAGGAGGTTCAGGTTCATCAGGTGCTAGATTTACAATGTCACAAGATACAGATGTTCCAACTGGTCAAGGTTTTGCAACATCATTAAAAATGGATGTTACTACTGCTGATGGTAGTTTGGGAGCAGGTGATTCACTTCAAATTGTTCAAAGAATAGAAGGTCAAAATTTACAATATTTAAAAAAGGGAACAGCAAACGCTGAAAGTACAACTCTTTCATTTTGGGTTAAATCAAATAAGACAGGAACATATATAGCAGAATTAAGAGATACAGATAACAGTAGAACTATTTCAAAAGCATACACAATAGACAGTGCATCAACTTGGGAGAAAAAAACATTAACTTTTGAAGGAGATACAACTGGTGCATTTAATAATGATAATGGAGAAAGTTTAAGATTAATTCATTGGTTATATGCTGGAACTGATTACACATCAGGTACTTTACAAACATCTTGGGGAACTTTAACAGCAACTGACAGAGCCGTAGGTCAAGTCAACCTTGCAGATAGCACAGCTAACGATTTCTATATCACAGGAATACAATTAGAAGCTGGAACATCTGCATCTGAATTTGAGTCCTTGCCTGTGGATGTGAATTTACAGAGGTGTTTAAGATACTGTTTTGTTGTAGGAGATACACCGACTTATGGTGACATAAGTAGAAATAGTAATATAGGAACATATTATACTACTACTCAAATGTTTACTGGTTTGGAATTTCCAGTAGTAATGAGAACAACACCAAGTTTAACTGTAGTAGGAGCTATTCCTGCTCAAGCCTTTACAACTTATTCAAGCAATACTGCAAGAACATCAACAGCTTTTGCTAAAGATTCTATTTCAGCGACAAATATTGGTTATGTTATTACCACAAGTTCTGCAACACAAGGAGATGGTGGAATTGGTGGTTGGAGACCAGGGTACTACGGAATAATAAGTGCGGAGTTATAATTATGATTAATAATGTAGAAAAAACTTTTAGTAATTTTTCAAATGAATTTAATGGTTACAAAATGACTTTAGATAATGGAACAGTTACTTTTGTACCACTAGACGAAGCAAACACAGATTATCAAGCAATACAAGAGTGGATAGCAAATGGTGGTGTAATAATTGATAACCCACCAGAATAGTATATAATAACAAAATAAGGAGGAAAAACTATGGCATCACTATCAAGCAAAATCAAGAAATACGCAGCAGACAATGGCGTATCTTCTGTAGACTTTACAGTAGACGTTATGCTTCAGGATGATAGCAATGGTCAAGGCCCATACATCAAAGAATGGAATCTTGAAATCGCTAAACCAACTGATGCACAACTGAACGCTGTGGACGCTGCTGCTGATCTTGAAGAGAGACAGAATGCAGTAAGATCTACACGAAAACAAGCTTATGGAGATTTAGGTGCACAGTTAGACATGCAGTATCATGACAATGTTGATGGTACGACTACTTGGAAAGACCATGTAGCTGCTGTTAAAACTGATAACCCTATCCCAACTGAATAAGGAGGTTAACAATTGGCGTACGTTGGAAAGGCCCCTCAATCGGGTCGATATAGTATATTGGACGACATCAGTAGTTCGTTCACAGGATCAACACCAGGGCCGTTTAACTTAACGGTCAACGGGAGTGCTATATCTCCACAAAACGAAGCTAATGTTATTATCTCTATTTCAGGCGTGATCCAAGAGCCTCAAACCGCATATACAATAACAGGCAGTCAGATTACATTTACATCAAACCCTGCTGCAACTGATACTTTTTTCGGAACGGTGTTGGGTGATGTGTACGACATTGGAACCCCATCCGATGGATCCGTATCTGCTGGTTCGTTAGGTTCAACTTTTTTTGTAAAGAATAATCAAACATGGTCTAGTATTAGTATGACTGGATCGAACAATGGAGCACTCGTTGGTCCTGTAACAGTAAGTGGTACAATTACCATTCCATCAGGGAGTACATTTGTAATTTTATAATGAGTAAATTAGAGACAAATACCATAGATACGATTTCAGGAAGCACTAATCTAACGATTGGAGATACAAATACATCTACAATTACATTAAAGTCTGGTGCTACTCTTACAAACTTTCCAACTAACACTCCAGCATTTTTTGCTTATTTATCTGCTAATCAAAGCATACCAAATATTACAACTACAAAAATTCAAATTGATACAGAAACTTTTGATACAGATAATGCTTATGATAACTCTACTAATTATAGATTTACTCCAGCTGTAGCTGGTAAGTATCTTATTTTTGGTCAAGTTATGATGGATGGTATGCCAGACCAAACCGAAATTATTACCTATATTTATAAAAACGATACAAATTATGCTTTTTCAAGAATGAAATGTTCTGGTTCTGGTACTAATTCTAATATGATTCAAATATTAGATACAGCAAACATAACTGATTATTACGATATAAGAATGTATCAAGGTGGAGGTAGCAGTAAAAATGCACAAGGTAGTAATACCTTTAGAACTTTTTTCGGAGCAAACAAAATTATAGAATAGGATTATTATGGCAGACGGAACATTAAAAGTAGGAACAATAACAAACAGCGCAGGATCTGGTAACATTGCTATTGGATCGGGTGTTACGTTGTTATCTAACGTTCCAGCTTTTGAAGTTCAATTAACCTCTGATCAAAGTATACCAAATACAACAGCTACAAAAGTTCAATTTGATCAAACAAATTTAGATACTGATTCTGGTTGGAGTGGAGCAAACTATAGATGGACGCCTGGTGTTGTTGGAAAATATTTTTTTTATGCTTCAGTTATACAAAAAAATATGACAGATGATACTATTGTTTGTTATATTTATAAAAATGGAAGCAATTTTGCTTTTAATCAAATTCAATCAGGGGCTACTTCAAATGGTAATAGTTGTTTAGTTCATTGTATAGATAATGTTACAGCCACTGATTACTATGAAGTTTTTGTATATCATGATATTGGTAGTTCACAAAATTTAGGTGGTGCCTCAACAAAAAGAACCATATTTGGAGCATATAAAATAGGAGCATAATGAGCAGTATATTAAAAGTAGACACGATACAAGATACATCAGGCAATAACATTATCAACGAGAATGCTGATACTATTACTATTGGTAAGAGTGGGGATACCGTTAATCTTGCAGCAGGTGCTACTAATAATTTAGGAATTACAGAAGCTGACCAATTTAGATTAACTGCTAATCTAACAGCAAATGCTGACCCAATATCTGCAAATTTAGAAAGAGTTGATGATGCAACATTTGCTAAAATTGGAACAGGAATGAGTTTATCCTCTGGTGTTTATACTTTTCCAAGAACAGGATTATATAAAGTTGAATCAACTGCTATGTTAAGTTGGATTAATGAACCAGATTCTATTCAAGTAGAAATGTATGCTTCATCAGATTCTGGTTCTAATTATGACCAAATTGCTAGAATAGCAGTTACAGTTAATGTAAGTGATATTTTTGTTCTAACATTTTCAAATAGTGCTTTTGTAAATGTAACAGATGCTTCAACTTTTAGAGTAAAATTTGTTCTGAATAGTTTAAAGACTAACAACTATTTAAATGGTTCTACTGAAACAAATTATACTTTTTTTACCTTTACTAGATTAGGAGATAGTGTTTAATGGATAGAGATTATTTACAAGAAGTATTACATACTTTTAATGGTGGTAATTGGTATGGTTGGAAAAAAGAAGATGATAATGGAAATAAAATTCCTAACGACCAACGAATGTGTTACGAATGTATTAAGATTATTAAAGATGGTGCTACCATGCCAACTAAAGCAGAAGTAGATGCAAAGATTGAAGAATTAAAACAAGCTGATGCAGATAAAGAAACTAAGAAAGCATCTGGCAAACAAAAATTAAAAGATTTAGGATTGGACGACGAAGAAATTAAAGCGTTGATAGGAGTATAATATGGCAATAACTAGAATCAGTAACATAGCAAGCACGATTCCTGATGGTTCAATAGCGAATGACAAGCTATCGGACATTGTTAATTTTAAAAACATCATCATCAATGGAGATATGAGTATTGCTCAAAGAGGAACTTCTGAAACTGGTATAACTTCTGAAGGTTATTATACAGTTGATAGATTTATACAAACTCTTTCAAATGGTGGTACTTGGACACAATCACAAGATACAGATGTGCCATCTGGTCAAGGTTTTAGTTCATCTGTAAAGTTAGATTGTACAACAGCAGATACAGATTTAGGCACAAGTGGTTTTTTAAGTATTGGACAAAGGTTTGAAGGTCAAAACTTACAATATTTAAACTTTGGAAATTCATCTGCAAAAAGTTTAACTTTATCTTTCTGGGTTAAATCAAATAAAACAGGAACTTATACTGTAGAATTTCAAAACATTATATCAGGAACAGATAGAATTAATTGTCAAGAATATACAATTTCATCTAGTGATACTTGGGAAAAAAAAACAATTACAATAGATGGCGATACAGTATCAGGAAAAAATATTAATAATGACAATAGTTTATCTTTTTGGTGTCAATGGTGGTTAGGTGGTGGAACAAATTACACATCAGGTACTTTACAAACTTCTTGGGGAGACGAAGTAACTGCAAATAGAATGTCTTCATCACAAGTCAACCTTGCAGATAGCACATCAAACGAATGGTACATCACAGGCGTACAACTAGAAGCTGGAACATCAGCATCTGATTTTGAGTTCTTGCCTGTTGATGTGAATTTACAGAGGTGTTACAGATACTGTTATAGAATAAATGGAAATGCAACTGATGAACAACAAGTAGGTGGTGCAGCATGGTGTTCTACAACAAGTAGAGTTAATCATGTTGCAGAATTTAATCCTCCTTTAAGAGCTGTACCAACTATAACATCTAGTTCAGATATTATAGAAACTGTAAGTGGAGTCACAGGTATGTCTACAGGGGGTTTGTTTGATGATAACCAATCTGGACTTTGTAATACTGTTGGTGTAGCAATCGAACCTAGTAGTGGAACTCCTTTTACTGCTAGTCAAGTCGCTTTTCCAAGATTATCAGCAAGTACATCTTCATTTATTCAATATGATGCGGAGTTATAATGATTAATACAGTAGAAAAAATATATAGAGAAAATAATAAATTTTGTTTTAAAATAGTTACTACTAATAACCAAATTAAATGGGTTCCAAATAATTCAGA